GCAACAACCACGTCAACATGCGGCACCCACGGCAGCGGCAAACTCACAACCGGCGGGTTGATCTGGTTCTGGATCTGCGCGGCGACGTTCGCTTCGATGGCCGACTTGTTGACGCCGTTGGCGAAGCACCAGTCCAGCACCTGCGCTTCGGTCAACTGGTCGTAAGGCGTGAAGCTGCCACTCGGCGGAGCGAACGACGCGCTGCCGTAGCAGGTGCCGGTGTAGGTGCCATTCGTGCCGTTGCAACGCCAGTCGGCGGTGATGACGACATCGGTTTTGGTGCCGTCGGTCGGTTTGACGAGAAGGCGTTCGATGATCCAGAGGATGGTCATGGTGGTATGGATTAGGCGTTAGCGAGCGTGGTGATGGTTCCAGAACTTCCACGGTACTTCAGCGCACCGGCTTCGACGTAGAGCTGGCCACCAGTCACGTTGGCCGTAGGAGCAGTTCCGTTGGCGATCTGGATGGTCTTTGCAGCGGTGGTTCCGGCAGCGGTCAGACCCACCAACAGATTCCCGCTCGTGTCGAGCGTCATCGCTTGGGTGAAGGTGATGGCGTTTCCAGCGGTGCCGCTTGCGGCGGTGTACCACTGATGCTGGCCAGAATTCTGTTGATAAACAGTGGCAAAATTACTGGTGATGTATGTGTCAACACCTGATGTGTTGCTGAACCAGTTGTTAGCAAGACGAGTGGACTGATTTGATCCACTTCCGAAGCTGGCAAGAACACCAGTGGTGTTCACTTGAAGTGCTTTGTACGAACTAGCAAGCCACGCACTCGGCGTAACCCCCACGCCGACGTTGCCGGAGGAGTCAACATAAACACGATCTGCGCCGCTGGTGCGAATCGCAAAGCATTCGCTTGCGGGGTTTGAAATGCCGGTGTTCTGATACCAGAAGTTTAAAACTGGGGTTGAGCTGAAACCGCTTGAAACGGGGGCTTGAATATAGACAGCAGACAGAGCAGCGGTAGGCGCAGCAGCTTTAGTAAACAGAGCGCAAACACCACTAGAATCAATTACGTGAAACCTTGTTTGCGGACTTCCCCCCACGCCCAGCCCCGTGGAGTTCAGGGTCATGGCGGTGCCAGCGACTCCGCCGACGTTCGACCAAGTGGCTACGCCGTCGGAAGCGATTTGATAACGCGTGCTTGAATTGGTCTGAAAAATCAGACTCCCAGCAGCAATCCGATTTGCAAAAAAGATATTGGTTGCATCGTGCTGAATGTATCCAGTATCAGCACTTCCAATTGAAAGATTGAGAATTGCTCCGGCAGTGCCACCAATCGTTAAATTTCCACGATTTGCTGCGGCATTTTGAACTGAACCTGTTCCAATTACGCTGTTACCACCAGCCGTCAGAGCGCCGGTGATGGTGGCGGAGGCCAGCGTGGCGGTGCCGGAACAACCAAGGATGTTGTTCACGCTGATCTTCTTCGTCGTTCCCGACGCCGCCATCGTCGTGTCCGACACATCGACAATAGGCAGAACATCGTTCGCCGGATCAGCGGCCGTCAGGGCCGTCAGAGCTGTGATTTTCGTATCTGGCATATCAGTAGACTGTTAGGATGAACTTGCTTGAATCTTCGGTGAGCAATAGGTCGGTACCCTGCTCGGTGGTTATGCGGTCATAGGTGCCAAGGCTCAGGACGATCTTCGATGTGTTGTCCTCCAGCCGGATGAAGAAGTCGTCCTCCTGGAGCAGGTCCCGACGCAGGATCGGCGGATCAATCGGAGTGACGCTTCCGCCACCCGAAGATGCCAACCGAGTTCCAAGCGCAAGGGTCGTCACGGGGTCAGGATTGGATCACTCCATTGGTGGCCCACACCACGCCGCTCGAAAGCTGGAAGCTATTGATCGGAGCTTGGATCGTCACACCAGCCGGAATCGTCACGGTCGAGAATGTGCCGACGATGTTCGACCCAGAGATACTGGAGATCACAGTCGGGGCGAGGAACGTGAGGGCCACGAACGGGCCGGTGTAGCTTGAGGTATCCTGGACGAGCCGGCCACCGGCCACGCCCATCGAATACTGGATCGCCTGATTTGATACGTCGCTCATATGTCCCAGATTTTCCGAATCTGATTCTTGGTGAAAGTGCTTTCGAATCGGGAGCCCTGCCGATCTTCCATCCGGCTGAACCCGCGCTTCACATGATCCTTGAGTTCGGCCTCGCGGGCAAAACCCGTGACCCCGAAGCGGGCCACGGGCTGCCTCGTCCAGCGTTCCCCTTTGATCACAATCGAATCGGTTCCCATCGGAGCGATATGCTCCATGGACCGGCCCTTGTTTTCGAAGGTGTAGATCGGCATCTTAGCCCTCCATCTCGCTGTCGTATTCCTCGGCCATCTTCTGCATGCCTTCTTTGTCCATGGGTCCGGCCATCTCTTTCTTGTCCTCCTTGGACTCGTACTCGGCGGGCATGCCGTTCACGCTGCGGATTTCGATGTAGGCTTCTCCGCCATCGAGCTTCTTGAGGATACCGCGAACATCGTCCAAAACCACTTCATCACCGACCTCGGGCGTGGCCTGCTGGCCATCCTCCATATCGGTGGAAAGGGCTTCGACCGGAATAGAAATCATGGGCGCATTGTTGTCGGCTTCTTCGCATCCGCAAGCGGAATGAGAAGAGGGGGCACCACCATTACGATGATGCCCCCTCGGGCCGACGGCGATCACCATGATGGTGGCCGTCTTCTTCATACGATTACAGCGTGGTCGAGGTCTTCGTCCGATGCACCAGGTACCACACCGGGTTACCGGTGGAACCGGTATTACCAGCGGCCAGACGCAGAGCGGCGAAGTACAGCTTCACGCCGACGGTGACGAGCTGGTTCAGCGGGTCGCTCTTGTCCGGGGTGTCGGTGATCACGATGCGCGGGGACAGCGGATCATCACCGGTCAGGGCAGGGATACCGAACGACTCGTTGCCGAAGAAGAACGAGGCGATGATGTCCTTGCCAGCAGCGAGACCGCCACCCGCGGCAGTAGCCTGATAGACGAACTCATCGGCAGCGGTCGCGGAACCGGTGCTGACGAACGAGTTGGTCTGGGTGACGACGCGGCAGCCGTAGATGGAGCCGACCTCGCCCTTGTAGAACGGCTGGCCCTTGTTGCCGTAATTGGAGGCGTTCAACCAGTCGCTGTCGCGCATCAGGTCGCGGGCCACACGGGGGTCGGTGGCCAGGACGTAGCCGCCGTTGATCAGCGGGGCGCGGTTGCGCTTCAGGCGGGTCATGGAGTCGAGGACAGCCGAGGCCGTCATCGTGGTGTTCGCGGCAGTCGTGTCGCTGTTCAGCGCAGAGAAGGTCTGCGTGGTCAGCGTGGCGGGGTTGCCGTACACCTTGATACCACCGGAACCGGCAGCGGTGTTACAGGCGTCCGAGTTGTCGAACGTACCACCACCCTCGGCGGCGGAACCGATGGAGGAACCGCTCGCGGTCAGGTTGGAACCGATCAGGGTGTTGCGGATCACCGAATCCACCCAGAGGGCCATGTCCAGACCGGAGGTCTTGGTGGCCTGCTGGAGACTGTTGAACAGGTCGGTGGCGCGGAGGATGTCGGTGAGGCCGATGACCTGGCCGTACTGTGCCAGCGACTTGCTCAGGCTGTTGAGGGCCAAAGCGCGGTAGTTGGCGGAGCTGATCGCCGTACCCTCAGAGGTAATGGACTGAACACTGCCGATGCTCGGAGGTCCGAAACGGAACATCGAGATGGCCTTGTTACCATTGTTCTTGGGGATCGGAGCCTTCATGGAGAACTGATCGAGGATCGTCTCCTGCTGAACGATGGAGAGCAGCTCCTTGCTGAAGTAGTTCTGGAACTGGCTCGTGAGCGTGGTTGAAGTAGTAACGGGCATATTTGAGTTGTGGTTGTGCTATCAGTCCGCTTCCCGATCGAACGCTCTGGACGCTTTCAACAGCGCCTCCCTCTGCTCCTTGAGAGATAGCTTGGAGAAATCCTTCTCCTCAGCCTTGAGTTGTCCTGCCGGGATGCTCTTACCAATAGCGGTCTTCTGCTGGAGCTTGTTGAGTTGTTCTTTCAGAGCCTTGTTCTCGGCCTCGATCGACTGTGCTTTGGCTGCTGAGTCTTGGAGCTTCATCAGTTCGACCGCATGGACGAGTCCATCCGGCATCGACTGCAACACGGGCACCCTCTGGAGCAATTCGACAGTACGCTTGTACTCGGCGCTGTTCTGATCCTTCAACCAGGTCTCCTTCTCGGACAACCGGGCATACGAATCAGCCCATGCCTTTGCGAACTTCTCCTGCTGCGCCTTCTGCTGCCGTTCGGTTGCAGACTTGCGGACTCCTTCGGCCTTGGCTCGCGCTGCCTTGGCCAACTGAGAATCGCCATCGGCCTCGAACTCCTTGGCCGCAGCCTCGTAGTCCTCCGCCGTGTAGCCCTTCTCATCGCGGAAGGAGTTGGTCTCGGCAGCCGTGGATTGCTCCCGCTGCTTGCTCCATTCCTCCCGCTCCCGCTTCAACGCTTCCTTCTCGGCTTTGATGGCCTCCTTCTCCGCGTTGATCTGCTCCCAGGTCTTGGCCTTTCGGTTCTGTTCCTGGGCGAACTTGCTGCTGCTCTTCTCCTTGTCAGCCTTCTGCTCGGTCTTCTTCTCGGCCTTCGCTTCTGGCTCCGATCGTTTGGTGCCTACCTCCTGCTCGCCACCATCGACCTCTTTGCCGGCGTTCCCCGCATCGGAGGACTCTTGCTCAACCGGAGCCGTCTCATTGGTTGTTGGAGACTTCTCCTTTGGCTGGCTGTCGATA